AGAGAGTTTGTTAAGAGCACAATGGGTTATTACCCAGAGACAAAGTTTTATTTTGCTCACCCAAAAAACCCCAGAATGTTTGAAGACATATCCAATCTAAAATATGCTAAAATTCAACCATTTATGCGGGGAGATAGGCACTTTATAATAGGAAATGAGCGTGATCTTTATATTAATACTTGGATAGGTTTAAATGGAAAATACGTAGGTCCTGGGGTTGCTTGTTCCATAGACAGGCACCAACTCTTGTGGAATGATTTAATGGACATGATTGGATTGAAAGTAAGGTTTGATGGTTCAAGCACAAATTATATACCCAGAATAGATTACACGAAACTAAATCCAAAGTATATTAATAGAATAGAGACATTTATAAACAGACGCCCAATGAATAGAAAGGTTCTCTTATGTAATGGGAATGTACAATCAAACCAAGCAAAAAATTTCGACTTTGAACCAGTAATAAAGTTATTGTGTGAAGAATTCCCGAAGACAGATTTTATTACTACTAGTCGGGTTTCTTTCCAGTTTCCTAATTTATATTATACCGGAAATATAATTCAATCAAACGATAATTTTGATCTAAATGAAATTTCTTACCTAAGTACATTTACTCCAATTATTGTGGGAAGAAGTTCTGGACCTTTTTCCTTTACTCAGGTAGCCCAGAATTACACTGATAAATCTAAAACTTTTCTATCTTTTTCCTACCATAAAGAGGGAGGACATTTAGTAATGAAGGGCAAAACAAAAGCCAAAAGGTATTGGAGTGGAGTCGCTGATACCCAAGGGGTTTTTAAGAAAATAAGGAGTGTGATTGTAGAATGAGAACAATAATTGGAGTATGCACGTTCGGCGGTTTAGCCTTTACACAGTTAACTATTCGGTCCATCAGAGAGACAGTCACAAAACCATATCAATTATATGTGGTTGTTGGAAAGCCTGGAGACACAGTTACATGTAATTGGTTAAATGAACAAGAAATTCCACACACTGTCCATGACATGAACCTAGGATTTCCTGCGGCAATAAATGATATCTACGATTTTACTTGGATAAAAAATAACTTTGATAATTTTGTAGCCATAGGAAATGACGTAATAGCGTATCCACACGCTATAGATTCACTAATTGAAGTGGCAGACACAACGGACTACGAATGGGTTTGTTCAACTCAGTTTGATGTAAAGACTCTTATTAAAAGTTTCCCAGAAACCAAGAAATTTTTTCATGGTAATGATCTTAAATTTCACCACTTTCAAGAAAGACCTTGGGAAGTATTTAAGAAATGGAGTTCTGAAATCCAAATAGGGAAGTCAGGGCTAAGTGATGTACATAATTTAGCTTTGTATAAAAAATCTGTGTTTGAAAAAATAGGGTATATAGATGTGAATTTTTATCCAGCATACTATTCTGATAACGACTATGTTAGAAGGGCGGTTCATGCTAAAACGAAGTCATGTAATTTAGTTAATTCGTGGTATTTTCATTTTTGGAGTAGAACAATAAAACAAGGAACAGGAGGCTCTACCCCCAAATATTTTGGTCTAAATAAGAAGTTCTATATAAGAAAGTGGGGAAATGATTTCGGCAAAGAAACCTTTGTTGTACCTTTTAATGGAGCTGTTCATACTCTAACAAAAGATATACAACTACAACCAACAATAAACATCCAGAGCAGGGAAGATGAAAGAGAAATAGCCTTGTATTGGATGCGAAGAGGACAGTAAATAGTGATTGAAGAGAAAATAGATCGAGAAGAACTAATCGTTTATGAAATACTTAGGCATCCAGTTTTGTGTGCAGAGTTCCTAGAGAATGTTGATAGACAAGAGTGGGAAGAAGAGTGGAAGTTTACACTATATCAGAAACAATTTATTTGTGATTTTAATTCCTATGTAAGTTTATGTTGTGGTCGCTCTGTAGGAAAAACTGTAGCGATTGTGCATTTGCTCGTTTGGTATCTCATAAATAAAGTTTTTCCAAATGACTATTTAGTTTACACTGTACCAAATAAGGTCCACCTTGACCCTGTATTTATGGGGCTTACAAGACAATTTAGAAGTAATTCTATTTTAAGAAGTTATGTAGATAAGCGAGGAGGAATAAATGCATCTGACCACAATATTAAACTAAAAAATCTAACTATGTTGGATTGTAGAATCGCCGGAACGTCAGGCGGCGGTCAGAGCGTAATCGGGATGCATTCTCCAGTTGAATTCTTGGATGAGTCTGGGTTTTATCCCTGGGGAACGTGGATAGAACTTCAACCTACACTAAATACATTTCAAAAAGGATTTAGACAGTTTGTATCTGGAGTTCCTACGGGAATGCGAGAGAAGAATGTGTGCTTTTATGCAGACACTCTTGACCCAAAATTTTCTACCCATAGAATTTCAGCACATGAAAACCCAAGATATTCAAAAGAAGATGAGGAGAGAAATATTCACCAGTTTGGGGGTATAGATTCAGAAGATTATATACACCTAGTTCTGGGAAAGCATGGAACCCCAACATTTGCTGTGTTTGATAGAACTTTAATGAAGTTCGCAGATTACCCTGTATATAAGACCAAAATCAATGGGATAAAAATGACCACGCTACAAGAAATAATTGCTAGATTGGCACTTATCCCTTCAATAGATGCAAAGTATGATTTTCTTTTGGTAGGAATCGACTTAGGATATACAGACCCAACTGCTATTCATATCTTATACTCAAGAAATGGGATCAAAAGATATCATGCTAGGATTCAACTAGAAAAAGTCAAATATCCATTTCAGAAGAAGATCATTGATTATTTAGACGAAAAGTTTGGGAGATTTGATATAATAGGTATAGATGCGGGAGGTCCTGGAAAACCAGTAGTACAGGACTTACTCGAAGGAGATGCATATATTCACAAAGACTATAAGAAGAGAATGATCCCTATAGAGTTTGGAGCCAACATTCATTTGGGAGAGGATTCTGAAGGGGAGGAAATAAAAACAAAGTTACGTCCCTTCGCTTTCTCTGTTCTACAGGAGTATACTAATTCTCATAGAATCATTTATTCATCTACAGATTTAGATTTAGTAGCTGAATTGGAAAGAACAACGTACAGTAAGAATGTAAGGGGCGAGATTATTTACAGGACACTGACTCCAGGTGGAGGAAATAGAGGGGCAGATCATAATACTGCCGCCTTACTCTGTGCTGCAATCGCCCATTGGCAAGTTAAAGATTCCGATATTCACAGATATAAACCTAAAAAGTTATTAACACCTAGATGGTTAAGAAGGTAAAAAAATGAGTGATGATAAAATTTTACATAAAGCGAAAGCAAGTTTTACTCTGCTTAATCCCCAAAATAGTGGTTCCTATCCTTGGACGCCAGAGGATGTAGATAAGCTTGAGTTTAGTGAAAAAACATGGCACGCTACTGTTAAACTATGTAGATATTATTACAAGAAAGACCCATACGTTTCAACAGTAATAAATAAAATCGTAGATTTGTCTATTAATGATTTAATAATCCGAAAGGGAAAAGCTAGAGAATCATCCGTTTTGGTGCTGAAAGCTATCAAGGGGCAGTTGTTAACTTTTCTTAGATCAGCGGCTCTTGAATACTTAGTTTCCGGACTAGTGATCCCAGAAATAGAATTTGAAGAATTAAATAAAGAACAGTTAGTGGAGTTAGGCATAAAAAGATTTAGAAAATTAACTCTTCCTACAGATATGTGGATACGCAATCCAATGAATATAGAAATCCGTGACCCCATGTTTGGTGGGAAGGTATCTTATTTCATGAACTTACCTAAAGAACTGCTCTACTTTATCAAAAATAAAGGTAAATATGAAAACGGTACAGAAGATAGAGAACTATATAAAGAGTTTGTAGAAAGATTTCCTGAAATAATTGCATTGGTAAAATCGGGTAAGAAGAAACTTCTTTTGGAAAATCCAATGGCACTTAGATTTAGAACTTTGACAGGAAATCCTTACCCAATTCCATATACATACTCAGCATTAGAATCTCTAAAACACAAAAGAAATTTACGTAGGATGGACTATTCTATTGCATCAAGAGTAATTACAGCAATAATGTTAGTTCGTTTAGGAGATAAAGATTTCCCTTTGACTGAGGACAATGAAGAACAACTAGACGAATTAAAAGCAGAAATGCTCTGGAGAGAAACATCATCTTCTAAGGAAGTAGAGAGAATTTTTCAGTTGTTTGGAAACCATACTCTTGACATTTCTTGGGTGTTCCCAGATGTAGAGGGACTGCTCGATGATACAAAATACAAAAATGTAAATCAGGACATAGGGGTGGCGCTTGGTTTTCCTAGAATTTTAATCACGGGAGAAACAGAGAGATCGTTTGCATCTGATCCAGAAATAGCTACCATTTCCCCTATTCAAACAATGGAAAGGATCAGGGAAGCTCTTTTTCCTATAATTACTCGGGTGGTTGATACTTTTTCCGAAGTAAATGATTTTGGGGGAAGCCCAATTGTAATGTTTAAGCCTATTAATATGATGGCTGTTTCTTCCTTTATTGAGGGAGTTAAAGAACTCTATGCTTCTGGAAATCTTTCTAGAGAGGACTTTTCATCTATATTTGGATTTGATTGGTATGAGACAGTTACACGAAGGGCTTTAGAGAATGAACGTCTGGAGGAGCTTGGGGTGGAAGAGTTTGCTCCCTTACCGTTCAGCAAGGAGCCTGGAGAATCAAAGAATAAAAGTAAGTAATAGTTGATAAGTATGGTATAATAGGAGTACGGTAAGTCAAGGAGGTATATGTGGATTATACAAAAATTAGAGGTATTGAAACCCAACGCATCAAAGATATACAACGTAAGTTGAGATCATTTTATGCTTGGAAAAATAAACCAGTTGAAAAATTCTGGGCAAAAGTCGAAATTCTTAATTCGGATAGTTGTTGGGAGTGGCAAAAAAGTAGACTCCCTACTGGATATGGACATATTGGTAGGTGGGGAAAGAAGATGAATACATCCGCTCACAGAGTAGCCTGGGAAGTTACTTATGGTGAAATCCCTGAGGGATTACATATTATGCATCTCTGTGACAACCCTCCTTGTTGTAATCCTCAACATCTAATGGTGGGAACACACCAAGAGAACATGCGACAACGTAGTGAACGCAATGGAAAGTTGAAATCTATTGAAAAAATGGCTTCAGAATTACTTCATGGATCAAAATTGTCCGAATTGGGAATTCTAATAATATACAATTAAAATCTGAGTGTGATATAATTAAAGTGACAATAACCTAAATCAAGGAGTCAATATGAAAAAACAGGTTTTTATTGTCAACAATATTAAGTTTGTAGCTGAAAATGACAAGGAACTGCTAGAAAGTTTTGCTGCTTTATCCTTAAACCCAACTATTAAGTGGATTAAATTTGATCTTACTGATAGTAGTCCCAATGAAAATAAGGAAAGAATCCCTAAAAAAGAATTTGCCAATCTAATACGGACTGGAATTCACATGCCCATAAAGATGGGAGAGGGATTTATCCGAGATGGACACGAATTCGCTGTGCCAATCGGAACAATAACAGGTCTTATTGAGCAAGGGGATCAAGTTAAAGGTATCGCCGCACTATGGTCAAAGGAATTTCCGCACGAGGTAGAGATTCTTAGGAATATGTCAGAGGCAGAAATTAAGCCTCAGATATCTTGGGAACTTCTCTATCGTGATTCCGATATTGACGAAGAAGGAGTTACTAATTTAAGAGATGTTGCCTTATCTGCTGCTACAGTGGTAAATATGCCAGCTTATAATGGAAGAACTTCCATAACTACAATGGCGAATGATAATTCTGATGCCTCTGTGGAAGAAGACAAACAAATAGAGGAGAATAATAAAATGGAAGAGAGAGTTGAAGAGTTAAAATCGTTGCTTGAAGCATCGAAAAATGAAAACACCACTCTCACCGAAAAAGTTTCAGGGCTTGAAGGTCAACTTTCGGATTCCGAAGGTCGAGTTAAAGAGCTTGAGACTTCAAACGAGGAACTTGCAAACTATAAGATTGGGGTTGAGGAAGAGAACGCTAATTCAGCAAAGCTAGAATCCATTTTGGAACTTTTGGCGAGTGCTGGAGTTTCCCTTCCAGAAGATTACCTCGAAGATAGTGAGAAACTAGCGTCTCTATTATCAATGGACTTGAATCAGATTGAATTCTTGATCCAGGACATTGGAATTTTTGCCTCTTTAGAAGACAATGATGAAGGAAACGAATCAGGAGCTTCTGTTAGATTGGGTTCTAGAACGAAAGCTCCCAACTTAAACAGTCGGGAGAAAGATAAACCCAGCGTAGAAAAGATTGTTAAATCTTTGAAAAAGCGGGCAAAATAAACTTTTGGAGGAATTTTAAAAATGGAAATCAGAAAATATACTGATATCATGGGAGTTGTGGTAATCGAGGATATTCCAGAGGGCCGTATGGTCCTAATAACTGCGAATACTCCTGGAGAACTCACAGGTTCCTTCGGAAGTCGATTAGATTTACCTGGAGTTAAACTGCCTGATACTGCTGCGGAAGCGGCACTTGCTAAGTATGTTGTAACTTGGCCTGTTCCCTATCAGACGACTCCACTGTATATCCCAGTACCTTCAGTTGATTATGCTTTTCGACAGGGTTTTGGGACTCCTGGCTGGGATAGTCTCCCGCTCACGAGTACCACAATCCATCTTACGTGGCCTGGACAAAAAGAGGGGATTACAATTCCTTCTGGATACCTAGGCATTGCATTTGACCGTGGAGTATTCACTGTTCCTTCTGGAGCTTTTGTATACGAAGCCAATGTTGAAGTGGTTGGGTCGTACCTTGTTGTTGCAAATACCAATGATGATGGTGCGGGAGAAGCAGGTAAATTGAAATATTCGGCTACCGCGACGAATGCTATTGCTATCGTTGAACATTATGATAGCTCAAATACTAGACTAACATTTAGAACTCTACATTTCTAAGATAGAATGAGAGGAGGAATTTAAGAATGAGCGATAATTTTGAATATAAGGAAGCACTGGCGGAAATTATGCGCTCCGACAAGGAATCTTTCGCTGAGATTTTGGTTGAGTTTATTAACCCAAATCATCTCACCGAGGAAGTTCTCAGCCTTTTACTCAACACTCGGCAACTAGAAGCAGGCGACTTGCTTGTTAAGAAAGTACGTAAGGGAATTGAAGTGAAAACTTTGGTCCCTGGTGCTGTTCACTTGGCAAGCGAAATCACGATCACCGACAGAATTAACTTTATTCTTGACGGTGCAGATGTGAAAGTTACCTACAATGAGTGGGAACTAGAGCGAGGCGAGATCGGTACAGTTGATTCCATTACTACGGAGATGCGTGATAAACTAAGGGACTATTTTGTGAACAAAGTCTTTACTGCTTTGTCCTCAATTTGGACCGCTGGAAATACCCCCCTGAACTATACAGCAGTTGGTGGGGCCGTTACAGCCGCAGCCTTAGAAAATGCAATCGACACGATCAATCAGACGACTCCTGGAGCGAAACTAATTGTTGGTGCTCGTGAAGCAGTTACTCCGATTACGAAGTTTGGTGCCTTTTGGACTGACGGCTCAAACGTTGGATATGCAGAAGAACTCATTATGCGAATCTTTGACAATGGTGCTTTAGGACGCTATTACGGTGTTCCGATCTTAGCCCTTGAGCAAGTGTTCGATAATATTGAGGATTGGAATGCATTAATCCCTGTAGATAAGATTCTAGTAATTGGTGAAGATGTTGGAGATTTTATTACCTATGGCGACGTGAAAGAAAAGCAATGGGTTGATATGAATCCGACTCCTCCACAATGGATGCTCGAAATCTATCAGCAATTTGGTATGATTATCGACAACGCCAGAGGAATCTTTGTTCTGGGTAATTTAAGCTAACTGGAAATTAAAGGGAGGGGAGGAAACTCCCCTCTCTTATAAAAATAAAAAGGTAAGGAGGAAGATATGCCCAAAATAGAGTCTTTTAGTGCTCAACAATTTTCGGCAATGCAGGAAGGGAAGCCTTTAAAAAGATACAGAAAGACCATTTTAGGGAAAGTCTGTGTTCTTGTACTTAATCCTTTCTCGGGTGAACCAGAAGAGATTATTTTAGAAGGCAATCCAAATAATCAAGCTCATTTAGATGATCTAGTGGTTGACATCTGGGATGTTCAACAGGATCAATTCTTTTTGAGGTTCAACAAAACGCACTTTCAATCAGGTACAATCGAAGAATTTGATAAGGTGGTTGTTGAACAAGCGTCTCCAAACGTGATTTCAGATGATGATATTAGAGAAGCCCTAGATAAGCCGTTCTTGGCTCTGAAGGCTTTGCTGAATAAATTCTCTGAAGTCATTCCTGTTTATAGGGTACTCACTCTAGCAGAAGAAATGGAGAAATCAGAAAAAATTCTAAATGCGATTCGTGCTAGAGCTACTGAATTAGAGTTAGAACCTTACGGTGAACGTCCTGGAGATTAATAGTGTCTATAACGGATACAAATGTAAATTACCTAATTGAGAGGTTGAGACTTCATTTAGGAGATTTTACTGCACCATATAGGTATTTGAATGAGTGGCTTGAAACTTCTCTTTTGGTTGCAGTTGAAGCACTCATGCCAAGATGGAACTACAAATACATATTATCCGAAACGAATCAAGTCTCTAGAAACGCTAATCATGTCTATGCCTTTGCATCTCCTCCAATTATACAAAGAGGAGATGTTTGGCCGATAGTTGTACAAGCATCAATCATTATAAAAGAGGGTTCCTTAGAAAACCAGTCTTGGAATTTTGCTGCTTGGCGTGATGCGGAGATTCAATACTCCAATCTTGAAGGATCAAGATCAAAGGATGCTTCTTTAAGGAGAGACATTGCTTTATTGGAGGATATGTTGCCAGAGAGAACAAAGAGATTAGCCCAACCCAGGAAAGGACATCTACCTGGATATTTGGGAAATCCATATGAACACGATTAAGTAAAAATTTACGGGAGGTTAGGGATGGGCAGGAGAAAGAAGGTAAAGATTCCTATATTGGTAGTTGGAGATGGAGTAGCAAGTACGGGTTTCTCAAGAGTAATTCATAATGTAATGAGAAACTTACCTCGTAATAAATATGACATCCACCACTTAGCGGTGAATTATAGGGGCGACCCTCACGATGAAGCGTGGAAGATTTATCCCGCATCGTTGGGTGGAGATATTTATGGAATAAAAAGGGTGGGTGACTTAGTTGACCAAATAAAGCCAAAATTAATTTTTGTTCTAAATGACCTTTGGGTTCATGGCTTTTATATGAAAGAAGTACTAAAAGGATATGTGGATAAAATTCCATTAATAGCCTATGCTCCAATAGATGCTGCACCTGTTCAGGAAGCTTGGTTAGAGGACCTAAATGGAATCTCTAGACTTGTTGTATATACTGAGTTTGCAGCGAAAGAAGTAAAGAAAGCTTTAAGTGCAATGGTTATTGATGAGAACGGGAACGTTCTATTAGATAGGGAAGTTCCTGCTCTAGAAGTTATTCCTCATGGAATAGATACATCCGTATTTTATCCTTGGAATGATGTAAAAGGCCCCAACGATGTAGTGATTGAAACGGGAAGAGAGAGAGCAAAGAGAGAGCTTTACCCTAATAGAGAGGATTTTACAGGAGATTCATTTATCGTTTTGAATTCTAATAGGAACCAACCTAGAAAAAGAATTGACATTACTATAAAGGGATTTTCTGAATTTGCAAAAAATAAACCTAAAAATGTAAAGTTATACCTCCATATGGGAGTTGAAGATGCTGGTTGGAATATTGTACAACTCTGTAAAAGATATGGAATGGATGATAGATTAATTTTAACTAGTACATTAAATCAAATTCCTGGTGTTCCAGATAAAAGAATGAACCAGATTTATAACGCCTGTGATGTTGGAATAAACACATCTACAGGAGAAGGGTGGGGACTAACAAGTTTTGAACACGCTGCCGCAAGAGCAGCCCAAATAGTTCCAGACCACTCTGCATGTACTGAAATTTGGGAAGGAAATGCGGAAATGTTAGATGCTACATATTCCTTGACTACCGAGAGAATTTTGACAGAGGGACGTTTCGTATCTCCAGGAGATGTTGCTGAAGCCCTAGAAAGACTTTATGAAGACCCCAAGTATTTAGAAGAGATGTCTAATAAAGCATATAAATTGGTAACTCAGAATTGTTATAGCTGGAAAACTATAGCCAAACAATGGGATAAACTCTTTACGGATGTCTTAGATGATTAGGGGAAATATATAAAGTTCCTAGAAGTACAATTTATCAAATAGTTTATAATAAACGATATGTGGAATAATGGTTGTAACGATAGCTTGGCCCGACAATACAGCAGGAGTAACAGATGCGATTCGAGATGCTATTGGTAGAGACGTTACTATCAATACCACGGTATCTGGAATTCCATGTCCTGTGTCTGGATGTCTTTTAAATCCTGTTACGAATTTAGCCACTGATCCGTTCTGTCTTGTATGTGAAGGACAACACTGGATAAACACAACTTCTGGGCTGGTTGTAAATGCACATGTAACTTGGAGGCCAGCAGATATACCAGTGTGGGTTACTGGTGGAGTTATACTACAGGGAGACTGTCTAATACAAATAAAATACACTGATCTTAGGTTAGATCAAGTTAATGAAGCAACTAATTTTATAGTTGATAGTAAGGAAATGATTAAGCACGATGTTATATTGCGGGGAGTTCCAGATTTAAATAGAATCTTGGTTACTTTAAAAGAGGTAGATTGAGGAGATTAAAATGGGACGCGATAATATTGTACCTACCCAGGATACATTCGGCCAGATAACTATAGATGGAATAAGTATGCTGGATGTCCTAAGTTTTGTGAATAAAAATAATGGAAGATATATAGCAACAATGCTCTCTAATCTAGAGGGTGTTCTTCCAGCGGACTCAGAGGAATTTAAGGCCGTGAGAAAGATTTTACTCGACGGAATGAATGATTTTACTCGGGCTATTCTTATAGAAATCTTTGGTAATATTGAAGGACTTAAATAAGTGGCCGAAGATTTTCTTGCAAAATTTGGGAGAAGTCTACGAAAGATAAGTAGTAAACTAGTTGAGATAGATGTAGATGGGATATTTAAAGAAGCTGAAAAGCCTATTGAAAAGGCTGTAAGAAATATATTATTAACAAATCTAGAAAACGCTATTGCACAAACTCCGGAATTTCAAGACGAAGCTTTGTCAGAGAGACTCAGAGTTGTATTTTCTAAAGAAGATATGGTAAAGGTTGAGGGAGAAAAAATTAGAATTTATGCTCCATCTAAAGCAGGGGACTATTACGATTTAGCTAGAATAATGGCATCAGCAAAAAATGAATACAGTGATAGTAAGTTGTCTCCAGAAGATGCACTCAATTTTTGGAAAGAAAGAATTTATAAGCCTGCTAGAGAGAACACTGTTCCAACTAAAACAGATGATCCTAAGAGAAATTTTTATCGGGGAAATAAATTTGACTATAGAGGATACGGAAGGGAAGCTTATAGACAGGCCATAGATACTAGACTATCTCGAACCACTCAGATGCCATTTTGGAATTGGTTAGAGGATGGTCTTGATGCTAGTTATTATCCATCGTGGGGAGCAACAAATTTTGTACGTAATACAAAAGACCAAGGAAATGCTTTATACCGAGAAGAGGTTTTAAAGTTAACTAGAGAAGTCACAAGTGTTATAAATGATGATATGGCTAAGTTTCTTGAAAATCCAGAAACCTTTGAACCAGGAACAATTTTCTCAGAGATTATTGGATTTACAGAAGAAACATATTATGTCATAGTTACACCCAAAAGCAAACTTGGTGTAACTACAGAGAGACCATAAATATGAACATATTAAGAAAACGTGATTTAAGTATGTTCTACTTTGCCAAAGGTTTGTTCGACCCATTTTCTTTTGTAACGGTGGTGGACGCATATCCAGGCGAAGATATGGAAATCCCTACCATATCAGTATTGGCTAGGGAAGTAGATTCGGTATCACACGAACTTGGAAATCGTATTGGTTTAGACAATAGATTTTGGTCTATTGATGTTTATGCGGAAAACAAGGACCAACGAGACGAGTTCGCTTACTTAATATTAGACGAACTAAAAAACGGGGTTCCCGTATTCGATTATGATGAAGGATTCCCACCCAGTACAAGTCCAACCCGAATAGGGACACTTGAGGCACTCGATATAGGATTATATCCGGTGTACGTGTTTCCAGACTTGGTGAAAAAACTTTACTGGAGAATGCGTGTTTCATTTGTAGTGAGATACCATTCTAACTAAAGTAGGAGGAAAAAACTAGATGGCTAAAAGACTATCTGTTCACTCAAAACATGTCCAGATAAAAATCGTAGGGCCAGTGGCTTCATTTGCTGCATCTAGGATTCAACGATTTAGTACCAATGCTGACCAACCAACGAATACCATTGATGAATTGGGTAATCCAAATCACGCTGGTACTTCTAGGGACATTCCAAATGTCACCATTACCTTTCAGGCTATGGACGTTGGTATTAAGGTTATCTCTGTTCTTACTGGACAGGATGAAAATTCCTTTCCCGCCGCAGGTGTCAATATAGCAACAGGCGATAGTGCCATGAAAGAAATTGATATCGTAGGCTATGTAAAATCAGAAACGGCTTCCGATTACGTAAAATCACTGCATCTTCGTAGGTGCAGGATTCAAAGCTTTACATTCAACTATACAGTTGATGGAGACTCGACAGAAGAGTATACTGCCGTTGGTTCTGCTAAACGATGGTTTACTACGGATGTCATGGTTGAACTCTTCAGTTCTGGGGCAGGTCCATTTGCCCTTGGAGAGACAGAAATTGTATTAAAGAATGGTGATAGTGCTTTATCTGTAATCAAAGACGGTGTATACCTAGAAGAAGTCTCTGTTGCTCCGGCAGTGGGGGAGTATCGAATTACCGGAAGCGCGGTTAATTTGAATGCTGGTGATCCTGTAGCAACTCAGATGCTTGTTGTTTATCAAGCAAGTCCCGCAGGGAACAATTGGGCAGACATTAATGAACTTGATGCAATTCCGGCCGCGATCCGTGGTAAGGATGTATCAGTTAGTGTTGGAGGAACCGCTCAAGTACGTGTTCAGGCAGTTAGTGTTACGGCTAACTTCAATCCTCAAGCTATTCGCGAGATGGGGCGAAGGGATGTTGTTGGTTATCGAGAGCAAATCCCCGAAGTTACCGGAACTATCACGGTTCTGGATACTGACACTGAGTTGATTGAGTTCTTTACAGTAGGTGAGTTCGACGGCGGCGATACAGAATTTGTGATTGGTGGCTGTTCCGTATCTGGAGCGGCTCTTGAGCTTCAACTTCTTGATCCGTCAGATTGTGAAGACCCGATTACTGTTCTAAAAACCGTATATCTGGATGAAATTGTTATCACTAGCGAAGGATTTACGTCCAACGTGAATGATAATGCCACACAAACATTTGACTACCGATCCGAAACAGGCTCCGTAGTTGTTTATAGTGGTGCAAGACCATAATATAATCAGACCGTAAGGGAGAAATAATAGGGAGGTCACATATATACTTTCGGGTATGTTGTGACCTTCCTTAATTTAAGCTAAAGGAGTATCATGAGTGCAGGGATTTATCAAATACGAAACGTAGTAAATGAACATATTTATATAGGTAGTTCTACTAATTTAGACAGAAGAAAAAAGACTCATTTCAATGATTTAAGTAAAAATAAACACTATAATGAGTATCTTCAAAGAGCTTATAATAAATATGGTGAAGATAAATTTATATTTGAAATCCTTATAACATGTTCTCCATCAGAGTGTATTCAACATGAACAACAGTTTCTAGACCAACAAAATCCAGATTATAATTTATCCAAAAATGCTACAAAAAGTTTGGCTGGATGTAAGAGGTCCGATAGGTTCAGAAAAAGAGTAAGTAAGGGAAGAAAAGGAATGAAGTTTTCTGATGAACATAGGGAAAATATTAGAAAGGGACATTTAGGCATTAAACCTTCAGAAGAAACTAAAGAAAAAATGAGGGCGGCTCAAAGGAAAAGACGATCTGATCCAAAAGATCGAGAAAAAACTAGTAAGGCCATCACAAAATGGTGGAAGGAGAGGAGATAGTGGATATTGAGCGAAACGATGTTGATCTGACAAAGTTATTTAAGTGGAGTACGGAGATTGAAATACAAGACGAGAAAGGAAATTCAGTAACGTCCGTATTCATGAGACTTGTTGGAGATTCGGAATTAAATCAGGCGAGGATTTTTGGTCTAAGAGAAAGCGCGAAGCTTAGAAGGGCTTTGAAAACTCTTGGAACTACAGAAAGAGATGCTTTTGTGTCTGATCTGGAACTTAGAGAGCCAGAGTTTATTGCTAAAACAGTTACAATTCTATCTTTGAACTCGCTTTCTACGGATGCAAGACGAAATGTGATTATATCTCTACCCATAGACTTACCTAGTGATGCATCTTCTGAAGAACTAGAAGAATATCAAGAAACAGTAGATAATTTTCCACTAGAGTATGCTAAAAAAGTTGAAGAAGAAATAACCAAATTGGCTGCTGAGATGGAAGAAAAGCTATTAAAACTTTCAGATGATGAATTACAAGATTCTTATGAAGAAGCTTTAATTAATAATCTTTGTTCTACAAGAATGACGAATAAATTTTTAGACATGTGTATTTTTCTAGGTACATTTTCTGATATAGATATGAAAGAAAGAAAGTTTTCGTCTCTTGAAGAATACGAAAATTTAGCAACAGAAGTAAAAGACCAACTAACTTACGCATATAATACTTTGGATATGCCAATAGAAAAATTAAAAAAATAGCCCGTAGCAACGCAGTAAATTCTGCTTGGAGCGTTGCGGGCGGTGACTGGAAAGGAATGTTTCCTGGATTTAACAATACTATTGATCTTCCTTGGACAATGAGTTTTGTTGTAAGAAAGAGAAAACAAATAGATTCTTTTAGGGAACTTCCAAAAGAAAAAAGACCACCTACCATCATGACTTGGTGGGGAACTCCCGAAGAAATTGATGTGTGGTTTGATAGAGTATTTGATAGAAAGAGTTCCGAACAAGACAACGAAATATTTATAGATGAGAGTGAGATTGGATAATGGCCGCTGAAGAACTAAAACGAGATTTAGCAGATATACGTCAATTTATTGATGGGATAGTTGAATCTACACAAAGCTCAAGTACTGCCCTAGAAGAATTTAGGCGACAATTAAAGGGTATCTCTGAAGGGCAGTTTGTGTCTGGAACCGCGGCTGGTGCTCAGAATTTCATTACAGAGTTTATCCGAAGTTTAGGGGAGGCCGAAACCCAACTTATTAGGATGGAAGCGACAGTAAATAGAATTTTCGCTGAACCAAAAACTTTAGGAAGATTTGGTGGAGGCCGTCCAGTAGAGGGGGGAAGGTTTTTAAATCAAGGCCCCAAACCTATTGAAGTGGACATTGATTTTGATGAGAAATTTCTTGAAAAGATTGAAAGGCTAAAAGGCCAACTCGAAGGCATAGAAGACCAAGATATAAGAGTAGCAATTTCAGGGATAGAGGGTCTAGAAAGACTAACTATGCTTTATGATAAGGTACTATTTTTTAATAAGGAACCAGCTCATGCGAATGCTATGGGGGGAGATGCGGACTTAAAAAGACTAGATAACCTTCTTGGAAAAGTAAAAGGAGTAGCTCATGAAGCAGCTTTAATTGAAGACGCTTTTCGTATGGACATGAAAATAACAGGGACGGAAGACCTTGATGAGGCTTCGGAACGACTAATGGAGCTTCATGCCTCAACTACGGATGTAAAAACGGAAGGTGGAGATGTAAGAATTAAAGTAACTGGCCTGAAATCGGCAATAGAGATGAAGACCGCACTTAAGGAACTCGTAGCCTTAGAAAAGGAACTTCAACGAGTATCAGACGAAGGTGGCTTTGGACAAAAGGATGTTGGTGGCCCCCAAGAACAATTGTTTGGAGGAAAAACTGTCAGTGATATAAATAGAGATGCTCTAAAACTTTCAACTACCTTTGATAAACTAGCTGATAATCCTCTATTTGTTAAAAGTCTTCCTGGTGGAGCTAATGCGGTAAAGAATATTACTCGTGAATTTGAAAAATTTAATTTTTCATTGGAAAATATTAAAGACGTTTCTATTGATGGTTCTAGAGGAATTACACGATATAGTGCATCCATACTTGACAATTTTGGAAAAGTACGGACTGCGACTGTTGTAACAGATAAGTGGGGAAATACTCTACAAAGTACCCAGAAAAACTTTAGAAATTTTGCAAGTGCAATTCAGAGGAATGTTGGAGAGGTTGTTAAGTGGACAGTTGCTATTGGGCTAGTTTATGGAACCATGAGAAAATTACAAGAGGTAATTACATTCTCAATTGAAATAGAAAGTAAACTAGCCGATGTGCAAGTAGTCCTAGGAAAAACAGGGGCCAATTTAAATGCCATATTTGAGAGTGCTGCTGTTATTTCTAGGGAACTCTCTGTTGAACTCACTGGTGTTGTAGAAGGATATGTATTAGCTATACGTGCCGCAGGTAAATACGCAGATGAGACTGAAAGAGCACATATGGCGACAGCACTTCTCAAAGATTCAATGATTTTAGCCAAATTATCTGGCTTAGACCAAGCAGTAGCGTTGGATACTTTGGTTGGAGCATTATCACAAACAGGTAGGGAATTAGATCAAGGACAAGAATTATTAGATAAGTGGGTGGCTGTAGCCAAAGAAGCCAATGTAAGTTTAGCTACACTAGCAGAATCTTTTGCTATTACATCTACAGCAGCAGAAAATGTTGGGATTGATCTAGATAAATTAAATGGAATTATCGCCGCTGTTGCAGAGGTAACGACGCTCTCCGCTACCGAATCTGGTAATGCTGTTAGGGCGTTTGTTTCAGGATTTCAAACCGTAGAAGCAGAAAGGGCTTTGGGTAAATATGGTATAGCAGTAAGAGATGCTAGAGGCGAGCTTCTGTCTTTCGTTGAGGTTATAGAAGGAATTGTATCAAGACAACAAATGGGAATCATCTCAGATCGAGATGTAGCCAAGATTTCAGAATCCATTGGTGGGGGTGCTCGTCGTGGCGCTCAAGTCAATGCATTTATTGAGAACTATGCACGAGTTCTTACTCTTGCAGAAGTTAGTGCAAACGCTAGTGGAGATGCACAAGAATCTCTCGGAATTAAATTAGCTACAGTAGAATCTGCTTTAGTGAATTTATCCAATGCCTTTACTCAACTTTCTCGTGAAATTGGGGAAAGAGGAGGCTTTTTAGATTCAATATCTTCTGGTGTTGATTTACTCACGAGTCTTATTGATGGAATTCGTTCTCTTATAGATTTTCTAGGACCAGCTACTAAAGCCCTTACAGCATTTGCCGCAGCTTGGTTAATCTTGGGTGGGATTGGGCCTATTAAGGGAATTGGAGGTCAACTTATCCCAAAATTGCCACAAGGTATAGGAATCCGCCAAGGGATAGGAATTGCTGGAGGAGCCGCTGGGGGTTTTATTGACAAAACATTTCTACCCAGCAAACAACACACACCTACTTTTGGAGGTCAACAGACTGTGGGAGGTTTCTTTGGGGGAACTCCGGCTGGTAGGGGTTTAGCTGGTGCAGGTATTGGCCTTCTTGGTGGACTTATATCAGGTGGGGAACCGAAAGAGATAGGGGGTTCAATAGCAGGAGCGATTGCTGGCAGCTTGATAGCTGGTCCAGTGGGAGCAGTTATTGGATCAGCTATGGGAATGGCTATGGTTGAATCGGTTGAACTTGAGGCATCTACTATAGTAGGAGCTTTTAGAGCCGCGGTGTTGGGACAACCTCTAGAGCTACTAATCCCTGAGGATGATGAAGACCCCGATAGAACTAGAGTAAGTGTCCTAGGAGAGCGATTAACAGCTTCTATTGAGAAGGGACTTGCTCAAGTATTTACACCAATCTTTACAGGGACACAGATGGAAATATCAAGGAAAAAGGCGACAGAACCTATCCAAGAACTTTTAGTAGAACGAGGTAGATTAAAAGAAGGACAATTACTATCAGAAGAAGAACTCAAAAAACAATATACCCTTTTAATTGGAGAACTTTTAGCTGGAATATTAGACCCAGAAGATGCAGAAAAGATATTTGGGGCAGATATTGAATCATTTATGGATTTGTCTGGGTGGCTGGCTGGTGCTCAAATGACCAGAGAGGAAGTAAGAAAAGCCTTTGAGGAATTGAATGCTGCCATTTTAGAAGAAGCTAAGAAACTTGATTTAGAGACTGCTCTTGAAGGTACTCGTACTTTTGAAAGATTAAAAGGTGTTCAAACTGCAATAGCTCCAAGTGTAAGAGCTGTTGGAGAGGAAAGATTAGCACATCTAAGGCAACAAGCTATTAGAGGCGAGGGTGGAGTTGGACTAAAAGAAATAAAAGATTTAGCCGCGGATTTGCCTACACTACAAAATCAAGTTAGTGCTGTTTACGCGGCTTTAGAAGATAGCGATCAGGCTGTGGGTGGTATAGAGAATATTGTAGGCTCAGTAGAGGAGTTAACTCTGCTTATGTTAGTAGGAGGACAAGAAGTTTCTACCGAGTTTAATCGAATAGCAGGTGATATTCTTCGAGTTCAAGGAGAGATAGAAAAACTGGAAGATGCTGGATTAGGGCCTGAAGATAGAAAACTAGGACCACTTCTAGTAGATTTAAGGAAACTTCGGGAAGAACTAGGTCTTGCAATAGATGTCTCTCAAAAGGGACTTATATGGGCCGATTTTGAAATGCCAGACATATTAGAAGTTTCCTCTGAATTTGAAAGTCAAATGGATGCACTTATAGCTAGAGCATTTGAGAAGTCTGAAGAGATTATGGATGCACTAGGTTTAGATGAAACTCAAAGAGAAAAAGTTAGATCGACCTACCGTCAAGTTATGTTTGATATTGAAGGCGAGCTTGTACCTATAGACCAAGATGTTCCTCTTGATATTTTGCAGAATTTGATTCGTGAGGAGGGGTTGGGAGCAAAAGCCGATTCTCAAATGCAAGTTTTAACTCCTGACATATCTTCCGCAGAGGCACCAGCCTTAAGAGCTAAAATTAAAGAGTTTGAACGGATACTATTGACCATCCCTGGTTTTGAGTTAGAACCAGAAACTCTAGGCGTTATATTTAGTGATTTTGTGACTGACACTCTGCATGGGGACAACTTAGCTATTCAATTAGCTCTCCGAGACTTAATTAAGGTGAATGAAGATCAATTGGAGGGTATTTTCAATATCCCTGAAGGAATGTCTGCGTGGATTCCATTCACAGCAGCTATGAATTTGGGAAGTGGTGGGGGTGGTGCAACAATACCAGAGGTTCAACAAGAGCTTGAACAAGAGTTACCAAGAGAGTTTTCAGACCTTCTTGAAGCAAGTAAATTGATGGGCTTAAACGCTTTCAGAGATATGGAAAGGTGGGTAGCGGCCAAGATGGGACAAGGTGAAGGGGGTACTGGTGAGTTGCCGAGAACAACAGAACAAGCTGCTGGAGATGCAATGCAACAACTACTGCCTGAGAGTATCAATGTATCTATTACCAATGATATAGAGATTGATATTCCTATCTACATTCGAGGCGACATTATTCAGCGGGAAGTAAGAAAATTCTTAGAACGTGATCTTATTCAAACTGTGGCAAGAGTTGGTGCAGGTAGTTATCATCAAATTACAAAATAAATAAGAGGTAAAAATGGCTTCAATTTGGACACTAGATGGTGGGGACTTCTATGTAGATACAGATAAGGAGGGAGTAAATCCACATGTTGTGGAACATAACCCCATTAATTCATCAAATTCTTATTGGCATAAAATATACACACCAGATGATGAAATAACACTGGCTGGACACGTTGTTGGAAAAACACATATGAATACATTGAGAGATGCTGCGGGCAATGTTGTAGTATTAATAACAGACGAAAATGGGATTGCTCCTTCTGGAATGAATATATTTTTCAAAAAATTCGATTATGAAAGGCTAAATACTATTTGTCAAACAGTTGATCGAACCCAACCCGAAACCGCTCCTTTATATGCAGTTACAGTCTTACTGAGGCGATAATGCCCCGTCCAGAAATACAAACCCTCTATCACACTGTACCTAATGTCACACAACTCTTGACAGTAAGATTGACTGAGGCTTACAATGCGGCCATGAGTCAAGCACTTATTACTTGTTATGACACAACTTTAGGTATTGGTGATGATATTACATTTGATTTAGGATATGAAGGAGATTTTGGAAAGGTATTTACCGGATATGTATCTAACATCGAAAGGGGCCTTCCCGAAGCAGAGTGTCTTATAACTTGTCATGATGAATTGTTTAAAGCAACAGAATACTTTATAGCTGTAGATGATCCTGGAAGTCCCTTACAATACTCTAATATTAAATCAGAAGACTTTGTAGAGGCAATTTTAAATCTAGCTTCAATTACTAGTTATTTTAGTGATATCCCACTAGAATTTATCTGGGGAACAAACGGTCCAGTGGAAATAAATCTAGTAAATACTTGGCAACTGCTAAGTGACTTCGCTGGGATGTTAGCTTGGCATTTATACGCTGACAGGTCTGGAGTTGTAAATTATGTGGATAGAAAGCCATATGATATGGGAGGAGACTCAGCAAGTTTTACATGGACAACGGCTTCTGGGTATGAGGATATTAAGTCTATATCACACATCAAGTCTGTCAGAAAACTTAGAAATAGAGTAGTTGTTTATGGAAAGAATAATTTATCGTCTACAGCTTCGGCAGTTAGTCCTTATTTACCCGCTGGATTTTATAAAACAGCAGTTATAGCAACTCCCTTACTAGATACAACGTCATTGACAAGTTCAGCGGCAAATTACAATCTAGCCCTTTATAACAGACTTACTGAATCTCTTACAGTAGAAATAATTGGGGATTGGAACGTCAAACCTAGATTATTCGCTAATGTTACAGACTCGTTTACAGGTACATCAGGAATGTGGTTTATTTATCAAGTGGAACACCAATTTGGACAAGGATCAGGGTACACTCAGAACATTACCCTAACTAAATAATGTCATTACAAGAAGGAAAGTTCGTACATCTATTTATAAATGGAACGGAAAGATCAGAGTATATCTTGGAATATGAGAGAACAACTGGTCTTTGTTCTGTTGGGGATACGTTTTCCCTGTCTTTACAGGCAAATATACCAATAGTTCCTGATCCCTATGACAATATTTTAATAAAAGAATTCTGGGATGGAAGTTTAGGAACAGTTCTCAGAGGATACTCTATTGAAATAAATCAAACTCATGATGCAATTATTTTAGTAGATGGACAAGATAAAAGTGTTCTCCTATCAGATTACTTTATACCTGCACAAAGAGAGGCTGCTGGAGAGACAGTAGACTATTGGGTTGCGAATATAGCGGCCCAAGCTGGACTATCAGTTACCTTTGGAGCCACTTCATCTGCTATTGTAGAAGAGGGAACTCCTATGGGGCTTCAGACAGCCCTAGATGTTATCTTAAATCTGGAAAGACTTGGGGGATATTTCATTAGATATAGTTCTCAGAATGATAGGCTAGAGACATTTAGACTTACCACATCTCAACCAACTATTACAATAGATGATTCTGGGGATGAACTAAACGTAGCTGAAAGATTGCGAGGGACAGAAAAAACAAGGAACGTTGTTAAAGTTTATGGAGGAATGAAGTTTAATCCATTTACAGAGGAAGAGGAAATTATATTTGCAAAGGCAAGCTCTAATATTCCTGAATTGCTAGTAGATAAGATAGTTGTAGTGGCTAATCCTATGATAAAGAAACAGACACACGCCTTTATTGTAGCAAACAAAGTCTTGAATATCATGAATACGGTAGACGATATCCAACACTACACTTTACAGGGGTTTTATCCGTCATTAGATTATGGAGAATATGCACTAATTGATGTAGATACTTTGAACTATACATTCTATGGTCCTAAACAAATAACTACTCTTTCTTCTAGGGCCGATGAACAGGGAGTATACACCACTGTAACTGTTGGAGAAAAGTGCGATAGAGTTTCAATTCAACTACCCACCCCTCCAGTTTACGCCTGCACTAACGGTGACGGCGTTGGAGTTTCTTGGGATGGAGGAGATAATTTTGCAGCCTCAAGTTATGGTTTAGTTGGAAATGCATTAGTGTGTTCAGGAATAGCTGTAAATAACTATGATAATCACATGCTTTGGACAGCAGATGGATTTTATCGTAGGTATTCTAGTCAGGGAACCTGGGTGAAGTTCATGGATACGCTTCCGGACGGAGAAGAATTTGACGGTTATTCAGTCATAGGGTCAGAAGTAAAGATTGTAAAATTAGAGGCCAATAAAGCATCTCCGTCTACATTCTATATTTTGGGTGTTTGGGGAAACAGAAATGACATTGCCCGAACAATAGTTTATAAGACAGTAGATTTTGGTAATACTTGGACATCTAACATTCTTTGGGCATATAAAGTTTTTCATAATGATATTGGTGGTTGGCCCACAGGAACTCCTAGTGGCTATGTTGGGATTAATCATGGTTCGATTCCTAGCGATTTAGTGTGTGGTCCTGATGGAACTCCCTATGTTATATTAAGAGGACTTGTTTTCATTGTTGGGCCTCCAGATTAAGGATTATTATGTATTTTGATCGTGCGGGTTTTCTAGGAAACTATCCAGATGATTTAACTGCTTCAGGTAAATATATTCCTTTATCGGAATCAATGATCTGGTCAGAAGAGGATGGTTCGTGGAAACCCTTTGTAACTGTATCAGGGATCAAAACTATTGAGGAAACAAATAGATTTGAAACTTTATTTGTAGATATAGAAGATGTATATTTAATAGGTGGACATTATATTAGTCCTTTACAAGAGTTTGTTAGACACGTTGACGCTGTACATGCTTTAGGAGACTTTACAAATATATCTCGCTGGAATAGAGAAACATATAGTGGAGTAGTGGTTGGAGAAGTAAAAGATTATTCAGGAGATTACCCATTTGATCCTGCATCAACATTCTCAGGGATGCTAAGACATTATTCTGCAAACGATGGGTTTGAGTTTGGATCATTGACAGTAAGATTTGATGCTGAAAGAAGTCCATACGTAGCACATGCTCTCTACCCAGCAGAGGGTGAATCTAGTTGGATTAGACATTCTACAGGAGAGGGCTGGATACAAGATGCAGTAGAAATGTTATTTGTTGATAAGGATGATTTTGGAAGAATCTTAGTTTCTACTACAGTGAGCGGATTACTGATTTTAGACACAGAACTCGGAATGATGCCATCACCTACATATGAGAAAGCGAATCTTTCGTTTATAGAAACATCCGGTGTCTTTGTTACAGATATGGATACATTGAGGATTTATTAATGCCACCGACGATACTTAGAGATTATCACGTAAATTTACTTGACACCATGCGTGGTATGTCAAATTCCGATAAGTGGTGGACAGCACCTTTAAATCTGGGTGGAAGTTCTGGGGCAGATGGGGGTTCAGGAGTACCCCTTGGTGGAGTTTATGGGCAATTACCCCAAGGTAAGATTGCCTATGACACTACAGAAGATAGTTATTCAGGGTATTATGATCCAGCACTTCCATCCATATTAGACAACTTAGCCCACATGAGGTATAGTATAGCCCTCATTAGTGGGGGAATATCTTCGATTCGAGAAGACGGAGTCGAGATTGTCTCAGATGCTACTGTTTTGAATTTTGATGCTGAATTTGAAATAACGGACGCGGGCGGAGGGGAGGCCCTAATTGGGTATGGTACCTTGCTCAGACAGCGTGATGACAGATATAATTATCACGAAGATGGTGCTATTACATTTTGGAGACATGGTTCTCAACCAAATACAACTGGAATCGAGGTTGGCTATTATACTAATTTTATTAATGGATCTCATGGATTTAAAGTAAGAATCGTAGGAGATGATTTTGGCAAGCGAGGATTTTTAGAGGTAGGAGGTATAGAGGCAAGTACCTATTATCGAGATCGGTTTGTTGATATAGATGGAGATTTATCTCCCGCTACAAGTTCGATTACCCGTCTTTATGGTATAGTTTCGAGTCCAGGCCTTATTCCGAGGGATGATGGCACTGCTGCTCTAATGGCTGTTTATGGACGGGCTGATGTTGGGAAAACATCGAAGGACGTAGCTTCGGGGATTGCTTTTTTTGCTCAAACTCCAGGACAATATGCTCCTGGATATGGATTTTTTGACCTAACTTATGGTTTGTATGTAGAAGACCAAAATGTAGGAAATGTCTCAGGCTATGCTATTTATACTAATCTTGGGCATGTAAGTTTAGGCGACACCCTAGATATGCGTGGAAATCGTATCATCAATATTAGTGATACGTCTCTAAAATTCCAAAGCGGAATAACAATCACATCTGCTGATTATAATGATCTAACAGATGGTGGAGAAACTACATTACACAGTCACGCTGGGGGCGGCGGTGGGAGCGGGGTAGGTCCACATACTCTAGGAAGTGATACTCATACCGATGTAACATTCTCTGGGGTAGTGACTGATGATGTTATAGCTTATGATATTAGTGAGTGGAAAAATCGACCAGGATTATTTGCGACACTTTCTGGACTCGCTAATGATGATGTATTAGCATATGATTTAGGTGATGATGATTGGAAGAATACTCCAGCATTTTTAATTACAATATCTGGATTACAAGATGACGATATAATTCGGTATGATGATGAAACAGGGTTTTGGAGAAATGAACCTTCTGGGGAAACAATACAAGCTTATGGACACGCATACCAAAATAGTTCATTTGTAGTAACTATTTCTGATAATAATCCAACTGAAGTAGATGATGCTAGTACTCCGACTATATCTGGCGGACTACTTAAAAATATTGCATTTACTGACCATTATCTTAGAGTCTTAGTCTCAGGAATATATAAAATAGATTGGTCATTAGCTATGTCAATGGATAACGCGGCAGGCACTCCAGAGGTTCATGGAGGAATTATGATAAATAACATGGCTCAAATAGAAGGAAGAACACAGAGGACAATTCAAACAGCCAATGATGTTGGGGCTATGAGCAGTATATGTGTTTTAGATTTGGGAATTAATGCTCAAATTAGCTTATTTGTCCGAAATGAAACAAATAACAATGATGTAACGATTGAACATTATAATGTAACTGTAGTATTCATTGGAGAGTAATTAGTACTTGACAAAAGTACTAAAGTATGATATAATTAGTCTTTGGAGGAAAAAATATGGCTATAGTAGCAGGAGATTTACTATATAAACACACTGGAGCGGCATCACATAACGCTTCTCAATCTGATCCAGATGCGTGTTTAGGAAATTATCGAGCATCAGAAAATGTTGGTGCTGGAGATAATAACCTATTCGATGATGTGTCTGGAGCAGAATCAGGTGCGGGTGATACAGAATATAGAGCGGTTGGTTTCTTGAACAATCATGGGTCTTTAACTCTTACATCTATTAAAGCTTGGATTCAAGTAGATACAGGTAATGCTGAAGATGATATTAGTTTTGATGTTGAAGTTCCAGCAGTCAGTGAAACAACTGGAGCAATCCAAACAATTGCTAATGAATCCACAGCACCGACTGGTCTAGGTGGATGGTCCGATGCCACATCTAAAGCAACGGGGAAGGCGGCTCCTGGTGGTGGAGGGGATTTAGCCTTTGGGGAATGGTTTGGACTTTGGGTCAGGCGAATTATCTCAGCAGCAGCATCAGCAGCAGCTGCTGAGTCAGTAACCTTTCGTATAGAAGGTGATACACCAGCATAAAAGGAGAATAAGATGGCTTATCAAATCGTAGAAAATGATGTACGATTGTTAAGAAGAATGTTAGTTTGTTATAACATCGGAGATTCTATGTCCGGAGATAGAGTTAGGGAACATCTATCTCAAAAGGGGCTAAATTTTGTACTGGGGTCGGAAATAGATTCAGAAGAACGTAGGGGAAATATGTTTGGTGGGATGCCAATAAATGAAGCTTGGTTAGCCAATGCGTTTGGTTTTGCTGTATTAATAGATTATCAGAATGAGGTCATATTTTTAAATTCAATGTGGGCAAATCCTAGAACCTTGTATGTAAAATTAGTTAAAGAAGTTCCAGAGCTTGATAAATTAGGAACAATAGTCTATCTACCATTCATAACTATAGATATCGCTAAATCTTTAGCGGAAGTGTATCATAAACAATACGCAGAATTCTTAGGGACAATAGAAGATGCAGAAAGTAAAAGTCACTAAAGAACATATAGATATTCATAAATATCAAGGTAACTCTAAACTTTTCCTTTTTAGTGAAATCGAAGGTAGGAATGGTCAGAAAAAGGCAGATAAGATGTCTGCCAAAATTCAACGCGAATATTTAGATGAACGTATAAATATAAAATCTCTTCCAGAAGATGATCCAGACAGATATAAAGACCCAGACAATAAGAGTATGTTCTGGGAAGAAGATGAAGGAGAAACTTATTTAGTCTCTAGAGGGCACACGATTGAATTGAAATGGAAGGACGGTAAATATAGGTCTAGAGTCGCAAGAACCTCAGAATTTGATCCTTCAAAATTTAAACCAGAAGGTAGTGGGCCTAAAACACCCACAGATAAACCTAGTTGGGGATTTTAAGATATGGCACTAACAGTTAATCTTATTGAGGGATTTGATGCGGGTGGACTCTATATCGCCGATGTTATCAACGGTTCCCCATCAGTTGACGCAGTTAATCAATACACTGGTGCTGGTTGTTTTTTAGCCGGTGCTACAGGTGATGGAATTGAGATATTAACTACTATAGCCCAAAATGTAAATCAATTTGAGTATAATATTGGGCTTAGAGTTAGATTTGAAAATGTTACTACTGACCAAATATTTTGGGCATCCGAAGATAATACAGGTAGTCGTAATATTGCCTTGCAACTAGACTCCACTGGTTATTTTCAAGTTATAGATGCGAATGGTGCTGTAGTAGTTACAGGAGTAGTTCCAATAAGTGTTGATACTTGGTATCATTTGGAAATGTACTGGTTTCAAAATGACTCAGCAGGAGAAGTATTTTTAGTTGTAGACGGAGTTGTTGATATTAATCATGGAAGTACCGAAGATTTTAAAGGTCTTGGAGGTAATTACAGGCATATTTTACAAGCTGGAGCTAATTTTGATATTTGGATTGATGATTACTACCATATTACTGACAGTGGTGGCCCTGTAAATTTTATTGGAGTAGAGCATGAAGTTTTAGGAGTTTATCAAAATACAGCCGAAGATAGTACAGACCAAGGTGATCCACTAACTGCGGGAACTTGGGCCAATGCCGGAGAAGTTCCCAAGAATGATAGCAATACAGCCGATTATGATACTGGTTCTGCTGGAACCGGATATGCTCGTATGGATGAAGGAACACGCTTGGGGCCACTCACCGATATAGATGGTGCTGTTTATGCTGCATGGTGGATGTGGAACGTACGTAGAGGTAGTGGTAGCGGAACTACTCATTACCTAAGATACGGAGCTTATGATGGAGCTACGGACCAAGTAACTGATTCGGTTGAAAGTTTAAATTCGGGTCTAAAAGTTTTTGCTAGATCATCTATAACCGCGTCGCGTGTTCCAGACGATACAGATGAATATTTTTGTCAAGGTATCAGAAAAACTTCTGGAGGTCGAGAAATTTATTGTGCAGAAATGTGGGCATGTATCTTACATCAGGGACCCTCACCTTTTACACAGGTTAATAAAGATTTAGCTTTACAATGGGACATCATTGGACTCGTAAATAAGGATCAACAATTAACGTGGGATATTTTAAACTTAGTCAATAAAGATCAGCAATTTCAATGGGATATCCTAAATTTAGTAAATAAGGACCAACAATTTCAATGGGACATAGCAGAATTAGTTTATAAAGATTTGGCCCTTGTATGGGATATGGCGGGTGCAGTTGGTAAAGATTTAGTTCTAGCGTGGGATATAGCAGAATTAATCTATAAAGATCAACAGATACAATGGGACATACTAAATTTAATTAATAAAGATCAAACTTTTCAATGGGACATAGCAGAACTTGTCAACAAAGATTTAACTCTAGTTTGGGATATGGGAGAGTTCGTTTATAAAGATTTAGCACTTATATGGGATATATTCACTTTTAATCCTGTATATAAGGATTTGTTATTGCGGTGGAGCATTAGACGAGTAGAAAGAGAAGGGCCGCACTTCTTAGGCTTTAAGGTAATAATACCGTAAAATATAACGATTTAACACCCGATTATGATATAATTATATATGGAGGTTATGGAAAATGGCGAAAGAGGAAAATTTGGTAGAACAAGAAGAACAGGAAACAAAAGAGCCTGTTCGCTTCAACTCTGATGATGCAAAAAATCTTCTGGTTGAAGAGAGTCAAAGGAATGTTGCGGATGGGGCGGCTGAGGTCCAAGAAGTTCTTGACCGTAGGAATTTAAGAATTTCTGTGTCAATGACTTCTTTTGAAGATGGTCGAAACGTTCCTAATATTCAACTTGTACCAAGACAAGATAGACAAGGATAAAATAATGAGGAAATGTTTGCAACATAAGGTGTAAAAATATGAGTAGGTTTCAGGGTAGTAACTAATGACTTTACTGTTTGGTGAAGCGGCCTATAACCAGTTGTACCATAATAATAAACGTAGTGCCAAACTAAGAGGACATAATTGGAATCTTAGAAAACAAGATTTCAAGTCTCTCACTCAAATGCAGTGCTATTACTGTGGTATTGAGCCTAGTCAGATATATCACAATAAGGAACTTAATGGCGATTATCTCTACAATGGTGTCGATAGAATAGATAACAATCTAGGGTATATCTACGGAAATGTATTACCTTGCTGTAAGACTTGTAACTATGTTAAATCTAATCAGTCAATGAGAGAGTTTCAAGCTTGGATTGATAGACTAGTAGAACACCAAGGTAGACAATGAATAGAATTAGTGGATTAGATGTCTCGAAGTATGCAGGTACTTGGAAAGGTGGAAATAATTGGGAAGACACTACTGACTACCAAAAGATAGCTGATGCTGGATATAAATTTGTATACATCAGAGCGGCCTATGGTGCAGACTATCCAGACCCTTTGTTCTTACAACATTGGAATGGATACAAGGAGGTTGGTTTACTCAGAGGAGCATATCATTTTTGTCGTGCTCACCAGCCTGTAGATGACCAAATTAGTATTATGGTTGATACGGTTCCAGAAGATGATCGAGGGGAACTACCCCCTTGGTATGACCTAGAGCGGTATAGACTTGATCCAGTAGTAAAAGGAAAGCCTCTAGTAGATTTCAGCGAAGCATACATGCTTGGTGTAGAAAGTGTTTGGGGAAGCTACATGGATGTGTATGTAAATGCTTGGTTTTGGCAAGAAAATCTGCGAGTAAATTTCCAATACCCAAAGTGGTATGAAACTCGTGGATTAGCACTAGCCCAATGGCCTTATGGAATTCCAACAAATCCTTGGAAGATGCCTGTAGGATGGAATGATGATTGGGTTTGGTGGCAATATCGGGGAGATATCACAATAGATGGTATAGAGGGAGCGTGTGACCTAGGTTTCTTCAATGGTACATATCCAGAATTACTAGCTTATGCAGGACAACCCATTCCTTCCGACAGTCAT